TAGAAGAGATGAGTCTTATGGAAAATGGGGTAAACGTCCTAACCAAAAAATTAATAAAGCTTAAGGATATTTATGGCTAATCTAAAAAAAAGCCCTAGAAGTTGGGTTAAGAAAAAACGTACTACATATCCTGATGGAAGTGCTATCCCTAGACACCTTCAACAAGCACCTAGTGATAGAGCAAATACTTCTAGACCCCCTCAACAACAAATTCCAAGAGACAAGCAACCAAGTGACCCGAAAAGAAAATTTGGCGGTAGACCTGGAATTGATCCCCCTAAAAAATCAATGAGAGATAAAGTTGACTTTGAAAGATGGAAAATTCAACGAAAAAAACAATCAGAAAAACCTGTACATCCGTTAAACAAGTTTGGATATAAAAAAAGAAAAGGAATGAACATAGGTGGTAGAGCTAACCTATTAGAAGAAATGGGTAGAATTGATGCTAGAAAACATCCTGATGCAGCAGATAGAGCTGAGAAAAGCAGAGTTATCAGTGAACTAAACAGAGGATATAATAAAGGTGGAAGAATTGGTTTTAAAGACGGAACTAAAATGGTTGAAATACCGGTTAACAAGCCAATAGGAAGAGGAGGAAGGATGTCTATTGAAAAAGTTCCTTCTGGTGGTAAGAAACATATGAGCTATTTAAAAAGTAAAACAAATCCCGACTCTCCATTCTTTGTTAGAGAACCTATGAAAAAAGGTGGTCTTATAAAAGGCAAACCTAAACTAGCTAAGAGAGGATGGAAATAATGGGAGCAATAAGAGGAGTCGGAGCAGCAATTAAAGGTTTCGGTAAAGCTTTAACTGGTAAAAATAAAGTTGCACCAACTATTAGTCAACCTCGTCAACTTAAAAACTTGATGAAGGAAGGAAGAGAAAAACATTCTAAGTTTGGTTTTGAAAAAGCTAAAACTTCAAAAGATAGAGCCAATATAGTTAGAACAAAAAAGTCTATTGAGAGAATGAATAAATTAGATGCTCTTAAGTCAAAAAGAAAAGAAGGCATTAAAGCCGGTAAGGACATGAAAAGAATGATAGACACAAATCAAGCTGACAAGGTTGGTGGAAGTGTTTTTCATAGACATGTTCCGGATAAAAAATAATGACTAAAAACTGGATTCAGAAAGTTACTAAATCAATTAAGAAAAGAGGCACTGAAGGAAAGTGTACTCCAATTACTAAAAAGACTTGTACAGGCAGAGCTAAAGCTCTAGCTAAAACATTTAAAAAAATGGCTAAGAAAAGAACAAAAAAAGCTGATGGAGGATATATAGGTTCTTATATCTCGGGAGATCTTGCTGGAAATCATGTAGCAAATCCGAGTTATGGGAAGTATTACAAAGGTCTACTTTAAAATTAATGAATTTAGAAAGCATTATAGTTAAGCTAAACAGATACGTTGTCAAAAGGATACAAGAGTTATCCATTGCTATTACCTCTGGGGGTATTGACAATATGGAAAAATACAACTATATAATAGGACAGATAAATGCCTATGAGGCAGTTAAACAGGAACTCTCTAACCTGCTAGAAGATAAGGAGCTATATGATAAAAAAGGAACTGTCGTCGACATCAACAAATCAAAATCCTAAAATTATTACACCTAATAAAGAATTAGTCGGAGTAAAAAAATCCGAACCTAAAAAAGAAGTTACTAAAGATTCCACAAAGTTACCGCAACCTACGGGTTGGAGAATTCTTGTTTTACCATTCAAGATGGATGAGAAAACAAAAGGAGGACTTTTAATGACTGAATCAGTATTGGAGAGACAACAAGTTGGCTCTCAATGTGGTTTAGTATTAGCCATGGGACCACAATGTTATAACGACAAAGAACGTTATCCAAACGGTCCGTGGTGCAAGGTCAACGAATGGGTTGTCTTTGCAAGATACGCGGGATCGCGTATTCAAATAGAGGGAGGAGAAGTTCGTCTTCTTAATGAAGACGAAGTATTGGCAACCGTGACGGATCCACAAGATATCCTGCACGCATATTAACATAGGAGGAAACTATGCCTGTCGAAGAAAAGAAAACCGTAGATATTGATACTTCTGGCCCAGGAGCCGAGGTCGATTTAGCGGAAGACACAGTCAAAGAAGCAGAACCTACTAAGGAAGCTGCTGAACCCACGAAAGAAGAAACACCAAGCACGGAACAAGTACAAGTAGAAGAAGTAAAAGAAGAAGCACCTAAACAAGAAACAAAAAAAGAAGATGAAAAACTTGAAGATTATAGTAAAGGCGTTCAAGCAAGAATTGCAAAATTAACACGTAAAATGCGTGAAGCTGAGAGACAAAGAGACGAAGCTGCAAATTATGCAAAGACTGAAATAGAAAAACGTAGAGTATTAGAAAAACGTTTTGAAAAAACAGACGCAGACTATATCAATAAGTTTGAATCTAGCATTAAAGACGGAATGGATTCTGCTCAAAAAGATTTAGCAAAAGCCATTGAACTTGGAGATGCAAACGCTCAAGTAGAAGCTAATAAAAAGATTGCTAAACTAGCATTTGATAATGCTAAGTTAGAACAGAGTAAAGCATTGAGAGCAGAAGCAGCGCCTGAAAAACCTGCAGATGTTAGAGTACCAACACAACCTGCTAATCAAATGCCAACTCAAGATCCTAAAGCTGAAGGTTGGGCATCTAAAAATTTATGGTTTGGTCAAGACCGAGCTATGACATACACAGCGTTCGAGATTCATAAAGATTTAGTGGAGAAAGAAGGTTATGATCCACAATCTGATGAGTATTATGCAGAAGTAGATAAAAGAATACGTGTTGACTTTCCGCATAAATTTGGTAGAACTGATACCAAGCAATCGACCGAACCCGTTCAGACGGTGGCTTCCGCTTCTAGGAGCGTTAAACCAGGTCGCAAAATTGTGAAACTCACTTCTTCACAAGTAGCAATAGCTAAAAAATTAGGAGTGCCACTCGAAGAGTACGCAAAACAACTAAAAAACACGGGAGGAGCGTAAAATGGAAAAGCAAAAAAATACATCTCGTGCGAACCAAACACGGTCAAAATCTGAAAGACCAAAAGTGTGGGTTCCACCATCATCTCTAGATGCACCCCCTGCGCCTGATGGATTCAGGTACAGATGGATTAGAGCAGAGAGCGTTGGCTTTCAAGACGTCAAAAACATAACTGGACGATTAAGAGAAGGTTATGAATTAGTACGTGCAGACGAAGTCGAAAATGCTACTGACTACCCTGTCATTGATAATGGCAGATACAAGGGGGTAATTGGGGTTGGAGGCCTTCTACTTGCGAAGGTACCGATCGAGATCTCGAAACAACGTCAGCAATATATGACAGACCGTCATAAAGAGCGAAGCGATGCAGTAGAACAAGATCTTATGAAGGAGCAGGATAAGAGAATGCCTATCAATGTTGATAGACAGTCTCGTGTAACCTTCGGTGGTACAAAGAAATCCTAATAAGGAATTCTCGGGTTAATCCCTATCATCGATTATCAATCAACCGTCTATGGGAAACTATAGACAAAAGGAGTAATATACTATGGCAAATAGTAACACAGCAGGTTTTGGTTTGATTCCAGCGGGTACGATCGGTGCTACACCATCTACTCAGGGTCAAGGCAATTACAAAATAGATGCTGCGTACAATGCTGATCTATTCCAAGGTTCTGTAGTACAGAGCAAAGTGGGATACATCAAAACTGCGCAAGCGGCTATTACGGACCTAAGTATAGGTGTGTTAAACGGTATCTTCTACAATGCGGCGACAACTTTAAAGCCGACGTGGGCGAACTGGTATAACCAACCTATTACTCCAGCGAACAGTGAAGACTTGACAGCGTTCGTTCTAGATAACCCGTTCCAACTTTTTGTTGTTGCAACGGATGGTGCAATTGCACAAGCGGGATATGGTAAAACATATGGCGTAACTGTGACAGCTGCGGGATCAGAAATTTCTGGTCAATCTAGTTCAACGTTAACAACCGGCACTGTAAGTAATACAGCAAATCAGTGGAGATTGTTAAGATCTGCAGAGGACCCTTCAAACAATGAAAGCGCCGCTTACAGAAGCGTCGTGGTTGCTCACAACCTTAACCAATACTTACAAAATACTGGTACAGCTGGTATTACTTGGCAATAATAGGAGCATATAGAAAATGGCAATATCACGAGCACAGCTAGTTAAAGAACTAGAACCAGGCCTAAATGCACTATTTGGGCTGGAGTACAAACGTTACGAGAATCAGTCATCTGAGATCTACGTAACTGAATCAAGTGACAGAGCTTTCGAAGAGGAAGTGATGTTATCTGGATTCGCAAACGCACAAGTAAAAGCGGAAGGTGCAGGAATCTCTTACGATGAAGCACAAGAAACTTTTACGGCACGTTACACAATGGAAACGATGGCGTTAGCCTTTGCAATCACGGAAGAAGCTATGGAGGACAACCTCTACGATAGAATCTCTTCTAGATATACAAAAGCGCTAGCAAGATCTATGGCGAACGCTAAACAAGTTAAAGCAGTTGAACCTTTAATAAATGGGCTACCTCAAACAGCTACATTTAAATCTGGTGACGCTAAAGGCTTGTTTACTACTAACCACCCTACTATTGCTGGAACGTTTTCGAACACTTTAACTACACAAGCAGACCTTAACGAAACATCGCTTGAACAAGCGTTGATCGACATCGGTAATATGACTGATGAGAGAGGTCTTAAAGTGGCAGCTAAAGCAACGAAAATGATCGTTCCTGCAAACAACCAGTTTAACGCTGACAGACTGATGAAGTCTCAAGGTAGAACTGGCACAGCTGATAACGATATCAATGCTATCGTATCAATGGGAATGGTTCCTCAAGGATATAGAGTGAACAATTACCTAACTGATACTGATTCTTGGTATTTAATCACGGATGTACCTAACGGAATGAAACATTTCGAAAGAGCACCCTTGAAAACAGCTATGGAAGGTGATTTCGACACTGGTAACGTTAGATTCAAAGCTAGAGAAAGATACGTTTTTGGCGTATCAGACCCTAGAGGAATCTTCGGCGTACAAGGTGCGTAATAAATAAATTTAATGAGGCGGGACACAATCTCGCCTCATTTTAAAAATAAAGTAGAAAATTACACTATGAAGGACTTTAAAATTATCATTATTGCTTATGGATATAGAACCGAATTTCGTGTAAGATGCGAAGATTCCTCTGAGGCCATAGAAAACGCTATAGTTGACAAACTAGGAGAAAATAGTGTAAAGTGGGAAGAATCGGGATTTTATGATAAAGCCCGAAAATGGATAACTTATGAGGAAGTTATAAATG